ATAATTAAATTTATTATTTTTAATAGTTCCTTCCTTATTAGAGTTTATAGTGTTTAAATGTAAACTTTCAAATGTTCCTAAAGTATGTTGTTTATTTAAATATACTGGATCATTTAATAATTTGTTTCCATCTCTATTTACGGTATAATTAAACAATTTTGGTAAAATATACCATAAACCTATTAATATTATTTCTAAAATAAGTATTACCCAAACTGGATTTGATGTGATTTTAAATTCATAATGCACATATTCAATAAATTTAATTAACAAACAGGGCAAAAAAAGGAATAATTTTTTAATAAACTGTGTAATAGACCCTTTTTTTGTATCAACTATATTACTAAATAAATTACTAAAAAATTTGTTTGTTAATAAATAAATAATACTTATAAATCCAATAATTATTAATAAAGATAAACTATGTTTTACCAATGAGATTAAAATAGGAATATTTCTAAATAACCAAAATAAAGCAATGATTGATACAATAAACGCAATATAAATACTTATACTCGACAAGATCCTAGTAAGAAATCCTTTTTCTGATATGTTTTCTATATCTAACGATAACCTATCATTAGTTAAAATAGAACCATCTTCGCCGATTGTGCTGTGTTTTATAAAAAAAAATAACATTACATAAAGAAACCCTGTTATGAGAATAAAAAATTGTGTAAATATAGGATAATCCGTGGAAATATTAAATGGATTATATTTATAAACTATAACAAAAAAAATAATAAATTCTATTAATTCTAACCCACCAAAATACTTAGGATTACTATATATGGTTCTTTCTATTTTTTTTACTCTTTCCATATTTTTATTATTAATATATAATTATATAATAGTAATTTTATTTATTAAAAATAATATTATATTACTTTACGTTAATTATAAATTTTCAAATGCTGTTTTTTTTCCATGACAATCTCTACAAAGAGCAACTAAATTATCTACATGATTAGACCCTCCATTATCTAATCGTATTTTATGGTCTGTCTCAAACCACGCAGGCAATTGTTGTTTGCAATCGCCACACTTCCATCCTTGTTGTGCCGCTACGAATTTCTTTTTGGTTTCACTTACACATCGTTTTGTATTATTATTTTTACCAGAATTCATCATTCTTTTTTGTTGATGAGATATTTCTTGATAATTATTACCATTACCGTTTGTGTAATGATTGCCGCCTGTGAATATATTTGACTTTTCCATATTAAACAATGGGGATAATAAATCACTTGCGTCTTTATCAATCGGCATATATTTTATAATTTGATTGGCATGAGTAAATAAACTCCTTGAATGTGCCGGATATTTTCTTATAAAAAGATAAGCGGATAACCCTGCGAACCCAATGCCAACCATTTGGTAATATTTTTTCCATGATTTCATGATTTGAACATATTTTCCATCATGATAAACATTGGTTATAAAAAATGCAGTCATGCCAAATATTAGTAATTCAAATTTCATAGTCTTTATATAAGAGTTTAGGTTGTAATAATATAATATAATATAATATATATATAAGTATTTGAATTATATTATATAATAAAATGTCAGAAAATAAATTAGTTTTAATATTAAATATACTAAAAGATATTAATATGGAAATAGATAATGAAGATGAATTAAATGATTTTCTCGCTTATTGTAATTATATGATGTTTTGGCATCCTAATATTGATAAAATACCAACTGTTAAAATGAGGGATTATTTTAGACCTTTATATAAACAAGTAGATGATACATATTATATTCAGTTACAAAAAGAGTACCATGAAAAAAATAATTTATAATTTATTTATAATTTATAAATTATTTATTTATTATAAAGGTATGTAACTGCTATTATAATTAATATAACAATACCTAAAAAAACATATTTCTCTCTTCGTCTCCGTTGTTCTTCGTTTTTTACTTCTTTTGGTTTGTAATGTTCATAATAAGCAATCATTGCTTCATCCATTGTCATTTCTGGCATATCTAATGATACATTTATTTTATTATGTATAAAATGCATCCATTTCATAAAAGAAGGACGCGAGTCTAAATAAGGTGTCACTGGATAGTCATCTAATAATTTACTAAAATTATTACCTATTTCTGGAATTGGTAAAAAGAGAGGTAAATTTTGTATAAAATCATAATATTTCTTTTTAGTAGTTTCGTTAGGATTAATTGGATATGTCAAAACAATTGTATGTAATACAAACCAATAAAAGGGTCCCCATACTTTTGGTTCTAAAGTCATTATTAAATAATTAATATAAAAAGATTTAATAATTAACCAATAAGGATATTAATAAGATTATCATTAAGAATATTAATATAATATGATAAACGAAACTATGTATTTATGTAGCAATTGTGGGAAAAATGGACATATGTTTCAAAACTGTAAATACCCTATTACTAGTATAGGTATTATTGTATATAGAAAAAATATAAAAGGCGTAATTGAATATTTAATGATTCGTCGCAAGGATACGATTGGTTACATTGAATTTATTCGAGGGAAATATCCTATATGTAATAAAGAATACATAAAAAATATTATTTATGAAATGACAGATGAAGAAAAACATAAAATTTTAAACACAGAATTCATTCTATTATGGAGTGATTTATGGGGGTCAAATATAGGAATTCAGTATAGAGGCGAAGAAAGAAACGCAAAAGAAAAATTCGAATTATTAAAAAATGAGGTCTCAAATATACATGGAAAATATAATATACAATCTTTAATAAATGAAACATCCACATATACAACATGGAAAGAACAGGAATGGGGGTTTCCTAAAGGTAGGCATAATTATCAAGAAAAAGATTTAATTTGTGCTTTACGAGAATTTGAAGAAGAAACTGGATATAACCGTTCATCTATTAATGTAATACAAAATTTAGTGCCATTTGAAGAAATATTTACTGGTTCTAATTATAAATCATATAAACACAAATATTTTTTGGCATATATAAATAATGATGATAATAATAATGAAAATATAGATGATTTTAATAATTATGAAGTAAGTAAAATAGAGTGGAAAACATATGAAGACGCTTTATTATCTATTCGACATTATAATTTAGAAAAAATAGATATACTAAAACGTGTTCATCATTTAGTTACCAATTATAAAATAAAAAAATATATAAAATAAAGAAATAAAGAAATAAATAAATAATATTATTATATATCAATGAGTTCAATTGATAAATGTATCGAGGATACAGAAAAAAACCCTTTTACGCAAAAGTGTGTCATTAAATGTCCCGACGACCAAATAAGATTTATTGATATAGAAAATGAAATTTTTTCATGTAAAAATATTACGGATAGAAAAAAACAATTAGAAGAATTAAGTGTTGCTCAACTTGAAATTATAAAGCGAGGATTATTAGAAAAACAAACACCGTCAATTCTTAAAATGAATATTGATATTAAAACAATAAGTGATCAAACTATAAAAGATATTTTAATTAAAGATTTTGGGTTAAAACAAAAAGTTATTGATAAATGGGATAGAAAAATATTAGAAAAGGAATATTTAAAACGCCTGAATAAAAAAACCCCTAGTTTGAATGTCCCTATCCCAGCACCCATTGTAGAATCTATCCCAGCACCCATTGTAGAATCTATCCCAGCACCCATTGTAGAAACTATCCCAGCGCCCATTGTAGAATCTATCCCAGCACCCATTGTAGAATCTATCCAAGCACCCATTGTAGAAACTATCCAGTTAAATGAAGATGAGACGTCTAAAAAAAATAATTCAACTAATAATACAAGAGAGAAAGAAGAATATAACGCGTTAATGGTTCAACCTGAAAAAGAAAATAATTTTTTGTATCCAAATTTAAACGATCCAAATTTTAATATTAAGATAGCAGAAAAAAAAGAATTTAATGATACACAATATGATGGAGATATTCGAGATATAAAAGAATATTCAGATATTTTATGTAATGCCGAGTTTGAACTTTCACCACACCAACTTTTTGTAAGGAATTTTTTATCATTTCAAACACCATATAACAGTTTATTGCTTTATCACGGATTGGGTAGTGGTAAAACATGTTCTGCGATTAGTGTTTCTGAAGAAATGCGTGATTATTTAAAACAATTAGGTCTAGCTAATAAAATAATGATTGTTGCTTCGCCCAATGTTCAAAATAATTTCCGATTACAATTGTTTGATGAGAGAAAATTAAATTTAGTAGATGGATTATGGAACATTCGGTCATGTACGGGAAATAAATTTTTAAAAGAGTTTAACCCATTTAATATGAAAGGACTTTCACGCGATAATATAATTTATCAAGTTCAACAAATTATAAATAAATATTATATATTTTTTGGGTATATTGAGTTCGCCAATTATATTAGTAATTCTTCATCTATTGACGGAGCAGATAAAGACCTTACTACTAAACAAAAGAACAATCTCATTAAACGAAAATTAAAAAGATATTTTAATAATAGACTAGTTATAATTGATGAAGTTCATAATATACGTGTAACTGATGACAATCTAAATAAACGTGTTGCCCAAGAGTTATTTAAATTAGTTAAAAATGTTGATAATTTGCGTCTTTTATTATTATCAGCAACACCGATGTATAATAGTTATAAAGAGGTAATATGGTTAGTAAACATTATGAATTTAAATGATAAGCGTCCGACAATAACAGTAAACGACGTTTTTAATAATGATGGGACATTTAAAATTAGTAAAGATGGAGAAGAAATTGGCAAAAAGTTATTGGAGAGAAAAGCAACGGGATATATTTCATTTGTCAGAGGGGAAAATCCATATACCTTTCCATATCGTATATGGCCTCACGAATTTTCTAAAAAAAATACATTCGAAGAAAATGTATATCCACGCAACCAATTAAATGGTAAACCAGTTATACAAGGAATAGAATTAATTTCTCTCTTTCTTAATGATATCGGCGATTATCAATCCAAAGGTTATAGTTATATAATTGATAAACTGAAAAAAGAAATAGATAAAGATAAAAAAAACATATCATTTGAAACTATGGAATCATTCGGTTATACCTTATTACAAAAACCCTTAGAAGCATTAAATATTGTTTATCCTGATGAAAGATTAAACGCCATAACCGCGGATTCATCTGATATACCTGATATTGATACACGCGAACTTGTAGGAAAGGGCGGGTTATCCAGAATCATGAATTATGAAATTTTAGATAAAACACTTATTCGTCATAAGTTTAATTATAAGGATGAAAAAAAATATGGAAGAATATTTTCGAGAGACCAAATCAAAAAGTATAGTGGGAAAATATCAAATATATGTGAAAGAATTATAAACTCAAAAGGAGTGATTTTGGTATATTCTCAATATATTGATGGTGGCGTATTGCCGATTGCGTTGGCATTAGAAGAATTAGGATTCATACGTGCCAGAGGAGGCATAAATTTATTTGAAACACCTCCAACCGAACAAATAGATGCGATTACATTTGAATCTAAGAGTGATTATAATAAACGTCTTCAGACTTTAGCATCTGACCCATCATTACGCCAAATAAAACCATTTCAAGGTGCAACATATGTAATGATTACAGGTGATAAAGGGTTTTCTCCAGATAGTAATAGTGATATTAAAGAATTAACTAATGATAATAATTCGGATGGACGTAAAGTAAAAGTAGTATTAATTTCTCAGGCTGGGTCAGAGGGAGTAGATTTAAAATTTATTCGACAAGTACATATTTTAGACCCATGGTATAATATGAACCGCATTGAACAAATTATTGGGCGCGCTGTTCGTAATTGTAGTCACAAAATGTTACCTTTTCTTCAAAGAAATGTTGAAATCTATTTATATGGTTCTTTGTTGAAAAATAAAGAAGAAGAAGCAGCAGATTTATATGTATACAGATTGGCAGAAATGAAAGCAATTCAAATAGGACATATTAGTCGTGTTTTAAAAGAAATAGCAATTGATTGTATTTTAAATTATAAACAAATGTATTTCAATGTTGAAAATATGATTAAAAATGGGATTAAACCAGTAAATTTAGAATTATCAAGTGGGGGTCTTTTAAAATATCAAATTGGAGATAAACCATACTCATCAACGTGTGATTATATGAAAAAATGCGATTATACGTGTAACCCTTCATTAAAAAAAACAATTACTGACGACAACATAAATACGTCTACTTATGGTCATTCCTTTATTTCTACTGGAAGTGATATGATTGTTTATAAAATAAAAGAATTATTTAAAGAAAGATTTTTTTATAGAAAAGAGGATTTAATTAAACAAATTAATTCGGTAAAATATAATCCAATAGAAAAAATCAATTACGCATTAACGCAGTTGATTGATGATAATTATGAATATATTACTGATAAATACGGGAGATTAGGAAATTTAATTAATATTGCCGATTTATATATGTTTCAACCAAGTGAATTAAATAATAATGCTATTTCTATATATGACCGTTCAATACCAATTGATTATAAACACGATAAAGTGACCATTACATTACCAAGTAATAAATTTAACCCAGAAGATTTAATGCCGAAAAATATTGGAGAAAATAAAGAAAAAACACAATCTATTTTAAAACAAATGAAAGAAAATTATAATATCGCAAAAGACGAGGAAAGAATTGAAATAGAACAAAAAGATGTAAAAGAATTAAGCATATATAATTTTTATGGAATAGTTATAAATGAATTTCATAATGTTGATGAGATGGATTTGACGCTTTTATTAGGATTTTTAGTTGCTCATATAATTGAAGAATTGACTATCCAAGAAATCGTGTTTTTACTTAATTATATGGACGAGTTAGACCGAGATAATGAATTTGAAAATAAAGTATTTGAATATTTAGATAATCAGTTACTCCGCGATAAAAATATAACAGGTATCACATTATACGATGACAATAATAAGCGCATTATTATGATTAAGGATAATGAAACAGGAATATGGAAAAAAGGAGAAAAAGAGGATGAAAATGATTTAAGTGAAGAAATAAAAAAAGTTATAATGAATTTATTGCCTGCTAAAAAGAATTTAACCCAATATATCGGTTTTATGAGTTATATTAAAAAAAATAATATTTTTGTATTTAAAATAAAAGATCTGAAAAATAAAAGAGCAAAAGGAACCAGATGCGACCAATCCACAAAAATAGATGCGATAATAATACTTAACCTTATATTATCTGGTAAAGAAAATATGCCTTATAAACAAAATACTACAATTTTACAAAAACTAGTATGCTGTAAACAGGAATTTATGTTGCGTTATTATGATTCTATAAAAAAGGATAAAAAACGATGGTTTTTAACACCAACCGAATCAAATTTAATTGATATTGAAAAATTGTCATATTAAAATAAAAATTGAATTAATATTATTATATAGATATAATATATACAATAATATATACAATAATATATACAATAATGTCTACTGGAACAATGACGAACCAATTTAAACCCTCTTCGTTTTCTAAAAAAGAAACAGGGATTTATACAACTTCGCTTATTACGCGCAAAATAAGTATTAATATTATTTATATCGGCAATCGGTTACAAGAAACAATTGAAAAAGAGATTTCTTCAAATGTTGAGGGTAAATGTATTGTGGAAGGATTCGTTAAATCAGGCTCTATAAAAATCATGACCTATTCCAGTGGTATATTAAAAGCAGATAATGTTGAGTTTAATGTAGTGTTTGAATGCATGATATGTTCGCCAGTAGAAGGTATGCACATTAATTGTATTGCGAGAAATATTACAAAAGCAGGCATTCGTGCGGAAACAAGTGAAACGCCTAATCCTGTTGTTATATTTATTGCTCGCGATCATCATTATATGTCAACCTATTTTTCAGAAGTAAAAGAAGATGACGAAATTAATGTGCGTGTCATTGGTCAAAGGTTTGAATTAAATGATAAGTATATTTCTATTATTGCTGAACTATTAAACCCTACTCCTACCCCTATGAAACAAAAAATACTACGACCAAAAACAATAATCAAACCTAAACTTATTATAAAGTCTTAACGTTGTAGTTTAATAAATAATATAATTCATTAATAATATAATATAATATTTATAAATTAGTTAAATATAAAAATATTATTAATATATTATTATTCTCTAGTTATTTGTCCGTTTTTAATAAAATGGTAAATTCTAATACACATAATGAATTAAAAGAACGCATAGAAAATATGTCAAAGTATCATCAAATTGAAATATTGAAAATATTAAATAAATTTAAAAATATTAAAAAAAATGAAAATAAAAACGGAACCTTTATTAATTTATCTGAACTGTCACAAGATGTAATTGATGAACTTGAAGCATATACGTGTTATGTAGAAAAACAACAATCACACTTATCAATCATTGAAGAAAAGAAAGAATTGTTAGAAAAAACATACTTTAATGATAGTAGTATCACTATTAAAAATTAATATTATATTTTTATTTTCTTATGATTTTATTAGAGTAATTAATTTTTGAAATTGAGTTGGAATAGCAATTGTTGCATCACCACCGGTTCAAATGACACTAATAGATAGATATGAGTTATATAGTGAGAATAAATATAATAAATATGAAATTCCTTTAATCAACGTTC